ATCCTGTTGTACTATTGCCAGCCTGATTACTTCCAGTAGCGGAACTATTTCTATTATTCCAATAGAAGCTGTAAACAGTACTACTAACGTGATAATATCCAATTCTCCAGTTGTTATTAGTGCCAGTGCTTGAATGAAAATTTGAAAATAATATCGGAGAATTGGTAATATTAGTTACTGTTGGAAGTGTAGAAGAATTAAAATAGAACCACCCTTCGATTGTCCAAGCACCCTCAAAAGGATAATATGTGGATCCTGAATTATTCTGTGTGAAGTCTATACCCTGGTTGTTAGCTTGAAATCTTGCAGATTTTGTTCCATACTTTATCGGTGATGAAACTAAATCAATCTGACTAGTAGTCGGGGTTCTCCCATCTTTCAAGTTAGTGGCAGAACTAATACCTGTCTGATCGAAATTCATACGAATCATCGTATTATCCCAATCACTATCTGCCTGATTGACAGTAGATGCAGCACCTACAAGGAATAGTGCTCTCCAAGTAGTTCCATCATAATAATATGGTTGACTACCAATTTGTTTAATTTGTCCAGTGGTTCCTGCTGTACCAACAACTGTTGGATTATTATGTGATAATGTCAGAGATGGTGAATCAATTCCATTAGTAGATGAACCTGATCCAACAGATACAGTATATGGAGTTTGTAATTTATTAGAGTTCACATATACTGCATTACCCATTAATGAGTGATTAGTACACTGATAATGAAGAACTTGTGGAGTAGTATCACTTACTACAATTTCAGTGTAAGCATTATTAAAGGTTACCCCTGTAGAGTATAATGTTGTCTTGTCTGCTTCAAGATAGAATTTGAGAGGATGACTCCCTGTATTGTCATGTGTAAATCTATAAGTTCTACCTGGTGTTAGTGTGAGGAATGGAGATTGAATTCCGTTAATTAGATATGCATTACTACTACCCGAACCATTATATCTGTGTGATGAATCTTTAGAAGCAACAGTAACTGTAAAGTTTACTGTGGAACCAAAAGGTGCTTGTAGATAATTATATCCAGTATATGATGTTGCTGTTAAAATACCAGTTAAAACTATACCAGCGTTAAAAGTAGAAGCACCAGTAATATTTGCTCCAGTAGCAGAGACTGCGCCAGCTACAGTGACACCATTAGTGGTAGTTTCAAATTTCTTGTTTCCTGCAAAGTGTGCTTCTACACCAGCACCAGAATTAAATTGCAACCAACTTTGGTTTGCATTACCTTGATCCTGAATATTTCCTCCCGATGCTCTGATATACAAATCACCAACACCAGAATCTACAATAAAACTGTGAGATCCACTATGATAAATTTCTAAATCATCACCAGAACCAAGAAGGATCTTATCATCATCCTGTAGATCTAGATTTGCATTAAGAATTACATCACCAGTAAAGGTTGATACTCCAGCAACAGTCAGTCCACCACTAAGTGTGGAAATTCCACTAACTTCTAAGAAATTAGTTCTTAAATTATTAGTATTACCTACACCAGAACCACCTCCACCACTATAATTAACAATATTGAGAGTAGAAATACCAGTAATACCAGCACCACCACCTACGAATTGTGTTGCAGTTAGTGATCCAGTTGAAGAATTAAATGTTAGATTACTACCACTCTTAGGCGGTAAATTGCCAGTAGCAGCAGTTGCGAATAGTGGGAAACATGTTGTGTCTGATGACTCATCAGCAACAGTTACGTTGGTTGATGTAGTAGCGGTATCAGCATTACCAGTTACATTTCCGACAACTCCGCCATTGGCATTAAGAGCTCCGGTAAGTGTAGAAATACCACTAACTTCAAGAAAATCAGTTCTTAAATTATTAGTATTAGCAATACCAGTGTTGGTAATGGTTACACTACCAGTCGATCCACTTACATTAATGCCAGCTCCAGCTGCAACACTAGTAACTGGAATCGCAAGTATTGTTCCGTTTCCAATAGCATCGTAAATCTCATTAAAATTTGAATTTGCCTTAACAGCACCATCAATCAGACTGTCACCTGTTCCATCATTAGGCGAAGAACCAGTACTTATTCCTAACTTGGCCATGGTAGTTCTATTTGGTAAAAGTATTTATTATGATGTATAATCCCTATATTTCAAAGGTTCAAATCTAGACAGAAGACCAGAAGAAGAAATTCCAATGATTCCATTGTTACCATAGAAATTAAATTCTTGTGGTGATGTTCTTCCTTCAAATTGTATCTTACCCCAACTAAATCTACCCATATTAGAAGCAGAACTAATTCCACCTGCATATACAGTAAAGGTTCTAGTATCGAAGGTGTATGAAGAAGAATCAAAAGTAATCAAAGAAGAAGAGAATGATTCAGTTGAAATATTACCAACACTAACAAATACTCTTCTTACAGTAGTATTGCCAACACCAATAACATTTTTCTCAAGAGTATAAGTACTCTTAACTTGATATACACAATCAATGAATGATGTAGTAATTCCAATAGGGGTTCCATCAATTCTATTAGAATCGATAGTTTCAGTTGTGTCAACATTTGAGTTGAATACTGAGAAGTAATCACCAGTTCCAATACCACTAACAGTGATACCAGTTCCAACATAATTATTATCTCTCATGAACGAATCCGTGGGAATATATAAATCAAGGATTATTTGATTTCCACCAGATACCGTTGATAGACCGAATCCAACCAAAATACCATAATCACCACTATAACCATCAACACCAATCTCTTCTCTTACGATAGTTGGTTCAGAGATGAGAACTAAAGGAGGATTGGTATTTGTATAACCAGTTCCAGGGTTGGTAATAGTTACAACACCAACACTACCACTAGAGAGTGACAACGTACCAGTAGCTGTTGTTCCATCAGAAGGATTAGCAATACTCAGTGTTGGATACACAGTGTATCCAGAACCAACATTAGTTAAATTGATAGAAACAGTTCCAAGTTCAGAAACAATAGCTGTAGCAGATGCTGAAACTAAAGTATCCTGAGACAAAATCTTAATCTTTTTCTGGAAATCTCTATCACTAGATTCACTATGATAGTCAAAGAGGGGTCTGACACTATCAACATATGCAATTGTTGAAGCCGAACTAATTGGTTGAATTAGATAAGAAGTTGGATAAATTAGAGGTTCATATTCGACCCTATCCTTACCTATTTCCTGTCCATCAATGATCTTATCAATCTGTTGCTTACACCACGTCAGAGGTCTACTGAGAGTTGTATCATTAGTAACACCAGGACCACTATAGGTGGTGGTTTGAACACTATCAATAGTATTAATACCAACAACAGTTCTCACATCTTCATCCAATCCAGTTCCCTGTCCCTGTTCTGGATTATTGTTGATATCTAATGTATCACCAGTTTTAACTGTTTCCAGGACATCAGTGAATACAACATCAACATCTCCACTACCCTTATAGAATAGTACTTTTGAACTATCACCAGGTTCTGGTGGTTCAACGAACTGAACTGTACCACCACCAGTGAAGTTATATGCAACTTCTGGTTGTTGAAGAATATCATTAATAAAGATTAATAGTGTTTTGTCAACTTCAATAGGTGATCCAGGTGCTGATTGAATTGAAAGTGCAACATCATTAACTGATAATCTAAAACTTCTATTCAAACCATCAAATTGTGAATTAAAGTTATCGAGAACCTGAAGTTGTCCAATAGAGAAACCATTGAAATTATCTTGATAGATTTCATCAACAGTAATTTGGAACTCACTGAGTGTTCCACTTGTGGGAATACCAGTTGCTCCACCAACAGGAACAGTTAGAATCTCACCGTTACCATAAGCGAAACCTTCCTGTTTCAGTTGATAGTCAATAACACTACCACCAGCTCCAACTTGAATATCGATAGTTGCGGATTGACCAACACCTTGTACAGAACTTCCACTGTAGATCAGAGGAATATTTGTATACGAAGCAGGATCATCAATTACAAGTTTAGGTAAGTTGGTCGAGGTATATCCAGATCCAGGGTTAGTAATTGTGACACCGGTAACATTGCCACCAGATATAGTAGCATTACCAATGATTTGAATATTAGGAGTTCCAACACTAGAAGTTTGAACACCAACAAATACTGTCCCTAATCCTGATCTATAACCAGATCCAGAGTTACCAATACTTACAGATGTAATTGATCCAGCTGTAGATACAGTAACTGTACCACCAGCACCAATCAAAGGTTGATATCCACCACCTTCTGTAGACCCAACAGAAATAATAAAACCACCAATAGGAAGATTACTTCTATTAGGATCATAACCAAAAGCTGCTCCACTTTCTTCAAATCTGATTGAAGAAATTCCAGAGACAGTTTCAAAAAGATCATAGGTTCCTTGATTTACCTGAGCACCTTGTGGTTCCTGGAAGATATTGTTGATAAGAACAATAGCGTTATCTGTTGAGAAACCTGTAATATTCTGACCTTCACTAGTAAGTCTAAACTCACTTCTAATACCAGTGAAGTTATTTGATACATCATCAAATACATGGTTAGCAAAGTATGTCTCTCTATCAGTATTGACAGGAGCGGTTCTCATAAATGTTCTACCTTGGAAAGTAGAATGTGTAGTTAAACCAGTGTAGTCCCTCTCAGAAGGTGCAGATGATGTAGTAGAGAGTGGGATAGCTCCATATGGTGGAGAAACGAAGTTCAGAGTACTTCCAACAATATTGTAAGTACCACTCATTTTAGTAATGGTAGATCCAACACCATGAGGTTGTAGGAATGTTCCAAGTTGTCCTCTCTGGACACTCAGATTTCCAACTCCAGCAACATCAACAGAAACAACACGCATCACCTCATCACCAATCTTAATCAGATCAGCTGCAGCAATGGATGTGATGCCACTTGTCGGGAATACGGAATCAAATACAATATTATCAGTAATAGATGTTACAATTTGTGTTTCAGATAGAGGTGCCTGAATCATATTATCAACAGCAATCAAAGCTTTAGCATTTTGTTTCTTAGCTGTGATGTGTTGAGAAGTTCCAATACCAACCGAAGTGAATTGGAATACTTCGGGGTTTAATCTCAGTGCCTTTTCTGCACTTTCTGCAAATCTAACACTACCATCTCCAATCTTAACAACAAACAAATCTCTAGGTAGTTTGTCAGTAACGCCAATACCAGATACACTAGTAGATGCAATTCCAATAGCTTGTGTTGTGAGAGGTCCATCATAAGAATAAGTAACATTTTCACCCGTAACAAAGAAGTGCTCTTTGATGAATAGGGTGTTGTTATCAAAGTCAAAGGAAGAACCCTGATTACCATTGAATTGTCTCTTAAAGATTGGGAGACCATTGTGTTTCAAATCAAATGCAGTTCTCAGATCAAGACGGGTTCCTTCATACAAACCTCCATCTGTACTGACCACTACATTATTGATATCTAGTTCCTCTGTACCTACAGTTCCGGTGAAGAGATTTTGTTCAATACCAAAGGTTCTAACTTGAACAGCTGTATTTTGGTTAGGTGTGTAAGTTAGATTTCTATACTTACCCGTTGATGTAAATCCAATCTGACCGATACTATTATCAGTATAGACGTTTGCAAACTCCACAAATCCTTCATTCGATTCAGAAGCGATGACACAAACTTCAAACATCTCATACTGGGAGTTAGTTGTATCCTTAACAGATACAACATAGTAACCAGTCGAATATGGATCTTCGAACTGAAGAATCGTATTGGCTGATGGTGATCCAGAAGATGCAATATTCTTATATCCAGAAGTTAATCTACCTTCTTGAAGTGTAACAGAAGAGATGCCAGTTGAAGTATCAGCAAGAGCAACAATTGAAGTATTTGTTGTTACAGCTGAACCAACATTTGGTGTATATTCAAGAATGATGTTTCCACCAGACAATCTAGATCCAAAAGTTCCGAATCCAGTAGATGCATATGATCCAGGTTTGGTTTGCATCTGACCATATTCCAACATATAGACATCAGTTCCATCATGAATCAAATTGAATTCATTAGACGCATATCCACCATTCTCATCTTCCTGAAGAACAAGTGCCTTTACTGACCTGTAAGTGGATGATACTGATACGATAGTCTCTAATGTTGCATTAGGAGTGGTTTCTCTGTTGGTATCTAAGAGACATACATTTCCAAGGTTAGTATTACCAATAGAGGTAATGTTGTCTTTGATACTGATAGAAACTGTAGATGTGTCATATGTATTGTCTGCAAACTTCACAGGGTAGAATTGAAGATTCCAACCATCTGCGGTTGAGAGATAATCAAAGTATCCAAGTTCTGGATATGTTTCCATGGTTGCATATTCTTGAATATGCCCAACATTCTCAGATTGAAGAATTGAAACAATAGAGAACTGTCTCTCATCTGTAAAGATTCTATCTCTTACAAAAGTGAAGACCTTATTGTAAATATCATTGAACTGGAGCGAATCAACGCTACTATACTTTGTAGGTCTTTCATTACTGAAGAAATCACCACTGAAATCATCAATATCCAAAACTCTGTTGCCAACTGATTGGAAGTAATCAGAGAGAATTCTGTTCTCAAAGAAAATTTCATCAGAAGACAGAACACCATTTATGGTACTATTACTCTCGGTTACATAATCAAAATCGGAGAAACAGTAAACACTTGCTCTACTAACAATATCGGTAGTAGTTTCAACATTAGAATCAAAAGGTTGTGCAATGGCCAACGGTTGATCTTCTATACTGATAACTTGAAGATCAGAGAACTCCTTATATCCAGAGGTGTGGTTGAGTGCAGATACTGGGTCTTCCCAGGTATCATAAGGAATTCTAGATTTGATAGAATATGAGAATGTTTGATAATACTCATTGTTGGGGATTCTTTGTAGGGAATCATTTAAGAAACCTGTGTTCTTCTGCCAACCATAAGTTATAGTTGCACCAGCACCTGTAGTAATTTCAGCATCAAAATCAACTTTAGTTCGAATAACAGCTTGAGTGTTAGAAGATAAACCTTTTACAATTTGGCCAAGTTCATATTCTTTAGAAGTGTCAACCTTAAGAATTTCAGTAACTGGGTTCCAGGATTCGACCCTACCAGTTTGTTTTCCTTCATATAAGATTACTTCATTTTTAAAGAAATTATTTGTTGTGAGTGTAGAATTAAAAATTGGGAACTGATCAACAGGAATAACTCTACCAGATGAATTTAGTAGATCTACACTACCAGGAACATCAGTATCACTCAGATATTCTTTAAGACTATAATCAACATATGCTCCGTCACCACCAAGTCTGGGGTCTAAAGCAGTTACAGTAAAGAACTGGTAGCTATAGTTTTCAGAATTGTAACCTCTAGCGGTAGATCCAACACCAACGTTTAGTTTCTCAACAAAAATCTTACCACCAACATTATACGGGAACGCACTAGCGTCACTAAATGTACTGTTCAAATAAAGTCTGACAGTCTTAGTTGATGGGGTATATGATAGAGAAGCAATACCAATACCATTTGTATTGTCAACAGGAATGATTTCTGGTGTTACATTATACATTCCAGTGGAGTTTTGGAGAATAGTAACTTGATTATCTCCAAGACTGTAGGTAAGAGCTAAATCTTCAACAACTTCTCTTGTAAATCCATCAAGAACAACCAAGCTTGGTGATCTCAGATAATTTCTACCACCAGAACTAATCCCAATAGACTCAAATGATGTTAGAGATTCTAATTCAAGAATTTCAGGTGGATTAGCAATCGGTCTCAAAGTTTCATCAGTTGGATAATCAAATCCAATATTCTGTGAATTGAAAGTTACTCTTTTAATCTTACCAATAGAAGTGCTTTGTGGTTTAATAATACAACCACCACCATGTGTTGTAGTTACTGTATTGATACCAGGAATAATATCATAGTTACTACCATTGTCTAACATCGAAATACGACTGATCGGACCAAGAGCCGTAGATGATGTGGTTTCATATGTGGTTACTGAGTTCTCAATGTTGTATGTTGTAACGTCAGGTTCTAGAGAAACATTGTAACTAAAGGTAGTTGATCCAACACCACTAATGTTGTAAGTACCATCATACCTAGTTTTCTCTACACTAATTTCTTGATGAGAATTTACATCAGTATCGATAAAGATTTCTTTCTTAGCATTAGTAATGATATCATTATTGATGGGAACAAATTTATACCACAAGTTTGTTGGAACTTCATCAGATACCAATAGAGTTAGATTTGCATCTGAATCGATACCAGGTTGTCCAGAAGTTGTAACTTCGAAAGTGGTTTTGGTTTCAGATGTGTCATATACATTGGTATACTCACTATCACTATAAAGTCTTAACTCAAAAGCAGAATAACGAACACCACTGACAACAAAGGAAAGTGATGGATCAGAAAGATCAAATTTAAGTCTATTGTTTCTCTTTACATATAATGGCGGATTAATCTTGAAAAAAGTACCATTACCAGATGACGTAATGTCAATAACTTTTGGTCTATCTTGTGATAGTTGGAACTTCTCTTTTATAAGTTGAACAGAGTTGTCATCATATGGGTAGATGTAATATAACTGATCGTCATTCAAACCACCGATAGATGAAGAACCTTCTCTATAAAGAACTTTGTCACCTTTAGCAAAACCATGACCTGTAATGGCCACAGTGTTTTTAATAGTATTAGTTGCGGTGATGCTCTTAGGATCAAATATGATTCTTCTAGAAGAATCATCATAAGTAACACTCACTGTTTTGGTGTCAGTTGGTTTGACAGAAATGTATACAGTATCATCAACTGAAAGACCATGTGTCTCAGAGGTTGCAACATTGACTGTAGTTCTGGAGATTCTACCAGTTAGTACATTATCTTTATCTGTAAGGAAACTATGGTAGTCATCAGTAGGAACAGATGTGAAGTAAAGAAGTCCCGAAGTTGTTCCAACTCCAACAAATTGTGCTTCAGTTCCCATACCAATCTTATTGGTAGAAAGACCAATAAAATCTCTACTTACAGGAGCTGTGTAATAGAAATCATATGTGTCTAAGTTCTTAAAGGCAGGAGTAATACCATTCCAAACACCAATAGCAGTTCCACCCTGTTTGTTGTAGTACAGTCTATCATTTACACTCAAACCATGATTTGGGAGATAGATTTGTTTAGTAGGAATAAACATCTGGGTGACACCCACCCCAGGGTTGGAGAAGGTTATGGTAGAACCAGCACCAACAGTACCAACACCTACAACTTCTTGTGGATAGAAGTAATATTCTTTATTGATCTCAAGAGCACTAGTTGTTCTCAGAGCACCAACACTAACACGGAACTTACGAGGATCCTCAAATAGAATTGAACCATTTGTATGTGCCAAACCACAAGAGATACCATCATATTCTCTTCTAACATGAATTCTTCTTGCTCTGTCATCAATATTGAGAACTCTAATGTTTTCTGTTCCAATACCAAGAATATCATTCTCACGAATGGTTGGATAGTTCAGATCACCAGACACATAGAAGTATGTGGTGAGTCCTGTAACACCCGTAGAACCGACTCCAAGAGTTAATACAAAGTTATCTGTTCTGATACCAAGTCTGGTGTTTGTAACTCCAGAGTAACCACTGAAGGTTGTAGATACACCAGAGATAGTTACTATATCAGCAGTATTAAATGGAATGGGTTGAGTAGAGAAACCAATAAATTGATTCAAATTCTGGATATTTCCAAATTCAATATTATTCAAACCTGTGGTCTCAAAGTTGATGTAATTCACATCAACACCAGATACTCTCTCTACACGACCTTGCGCATCACTTCCACTAGTTCCTTCATTGTTAATTAGAATACGGTCATTGACCTTATAGAAGTTACCACCGGTGATGATACCAATACTCTCAATAGATCCTTTAGATGCACTTAAAATATCTAATGATTGATTTTTTTCTTTATCAGAATTGAACACATAATCATAACCACTATTGTCATCATTAGTATGATATGCAATCGTGTTTCTAAACCACTCACCATTCTCCAGATTATAATCATTTTGATTACTCAATACACCGAAGTTGGTGATATTTGGTTTCGAATAGAATGTATCACCAATTAAGTATGGGAATGCAGGTCTTCTGTAGTTTTTAAAAGGACCAGTAGAATCAACACTGAAAGTATTCAGAGTTGAGAAGTAACAATATCTACCATTTGGATAATCAGGTGTAACACAGAAACGACCATTGTGAATATCAAGGTCACCTCTATCTGTAAAAATGTAATCCTCAATAAAATATCCAAGAGGGAACAATGATGTTGGTGGTCTATTGGTGAGATTAGTTCTTAGTTCATATCCAGAAATCATCTGAGAGATGTTACCACCCTGTGGATCAGTAAATCCATAAGGACCATAGATGGGATTACCATCATATGCCCAACCAAGAATAGGTGAGTGATAAGAACTTGTTTTTTCTATACCACCAGCTAATGTGAGATCAGAGATACCATACTGTGTTTCGTCACTACCAGAGACAACATAGGTATTGGATCTTAGAGGTCTTGGTGCATAGAGGTGGCAATACTCGAGCGAGTTATCATCAATACTCTCACTAACAAAACCATCATCGACACCAATATTGTCAAAATCTCTTTCAAATAGATTAATATTCCAGTTTCTAATTACAGCTTGTGTCTCACCATACTTACCTGCAGGTTCTACTTGAATATTGGTTGATCCACTAACGTAACCAATACCACCACTCACAATCTCGACAGAAGTGATTACACCACCCTCAATGATTGGTGTGAGTTTTGTAAATTCACCTTCACCTGTAATAATAAGATTTGGTGGAGAATTATAACCACTACCACCTTCGTTTACAATGATATCAACAATTTTTGAATTACTTACAATAGGTGTCAGTTGAGCATCTTTACCACTATTGAATGAGATGTTTGGTTGTCTATTGAAGTTGATGATCTCTGATGATCCATAAGATACACCGTTGTCTGTAAGATCAACAGATTGAATTGATCCTCTAAAGAGAGGTTGAACTTTGCATTGGAAGTCTTGACCTGTGGACGTATTAACACCAACAATACCGTTAACTTTAACTCCAATAGGAAGATAATTAAAACTACCATTACCAATCGTAGAAATATCAACTAATATATTTCTATCATAGAAATACTTACTATCAGTCGCGCCAGTTCCTACCAAAGATAGTGAGAAGTTATCATCATCTACCTTATTAACATAGTAATTTTCTGTAGTAGAAAGTCCAACAATACCACTAGTTGTTGTAGAGTACTTAATAATCTCACCAGAACTATAACCATGGTTAGGAATATTAAAACGGTTACTTGCTGTATTGATTCCAGTTACTGGAATATGTCTTCTATTATTCTTGTAACCTTTGCCAGGGTTTATGATATAGATATCTGATACAATACTCTTAGGATCAACCGCAGTAATAGCCTGGAAACCTGTTCCGAAATCAACAATATCAACAGTGTTGATTCCAACTCTTGCGTTATCCTCTGAAGTATGAAGTTTGATAGTAGAAGTATCTACCAGTTCAACATAATAAAATGTATTGGTTGAAAGACCAACGATTGGATTGCCATCTTTAGCATCGTAGAAAACTTTCTCAGCAACATTAAGTTTATGGAATGTTGAGAAACCAATTATATTAGTTTCAGTATTAATTCCGAGATTGATTGTTGTTGCAGAGAGTTCTGAGTTAAGTTCTGAGTTAAATTTGAGTGAGTGAACGATACTCGTCATGTTCACTCTAGCAATAGCCTCCTCTGCAGGATTACCACCAGTGATAGTTACTGTAGGAACATCTAGATAATCAAAACCACGGTCGAGTAGATTTAGACCTACCAGTTCTCCTTCGATCGATACAGTTCCTTCTGCACCACTACCATAGTCATCAACAATACTCAGTACAGGAGGATTGATGATATCATACCCTTCACCAGGATTAGTGATTTCAAGAGATCTAAGATCACCATACTTTAAACCTTCACCAGATTTATAGTTAAGGATCTCAACACCATTAATCAAAATACCACTGTAACCAGGTTCAGTTAGATAGTTACCAGATTTGTTATCAGGTGTGAGAACTTCTCTTACAATATTTTGTGGAGAAAGTTTCTTATTATAGAAATCATAATAGATGAATTCATTGTCTGATACAGTTCCGAGTAAAGTTACAAATTTCTCAGAAAAGATATCAGATCTAGATCTTGAAAGTTTAATACTTGTGGAGTTGATTCTCTTCACATAGTAAACATTAGCATCTACATTTGTAAACTTGCTTTCATCTTCAGTTACTACTGTAATACCATCAGGAGTAATTGTTGTGGTCTTGATGATACCTGGTTTATAAAAGATGGCATCACCAGTCAAGAACCCATGATCTTGGTTTGCAGTTAGAACAAGAGTTTCTAGATCAGAAGAAGATCCAGAGAATGTAATCTTCTTATCATGGGGATCAGTGAAAGTGTTTGAATAATTGGGAAGTGAGTTCGATGCAACTACTACATCACCATTAAACTTCTGATATATATTCTGAATATTAGCAACAAAATTATTCAGAGTAGGATACTTACCAGAGTTTCCTTTGAGAAGTTGGTTCTCTAGTTTGATATATGAGATACTGCCAACATTTGAAGCAAGTTTTGCCAGTACTGAATTCTCAGATGAAGATCTGATTACAATACCTGGAAGTTGTAATCCACTATTACTTGTCAATGTAATCTGATAACCTGGTCTCAAGAAATGAGAATCAAATAGAGTGATAGAGTATGACTTCTCCAGTTCATCAACTAGTTGAATGTCGTCAATATTCCATTCTGTTTTAACATTAGAGTACCAGTTCTGAGATCTTTCATCACCTCTCTCAATACCGAGAGTTTGGATGTTGATAGTATCACCTTCATTATAGAAGTATGAATCTTGATTCAGTTTAAACTCTTTAAGAGTAGAAGTGATACGAACCTGAATCTGATTACTAGTATCAAATCCAACATATGCATATGAATAATCATCTAAACGAATATCTTCTTTTGCAGAGAAAGTATCATCAACTCCACTTACATTGAAGAACTGGTTGATACTCTTTCCAGTATATGCAATAGAAATTATATCTCCTACATTATCTTTGAGGATTAAATTACCAGTATCTGGAAAACCAATAGTGGAATCAACATCTAGGATAGTTGAACCAACACTTACATTGTTCAGAAGTTTTGTTTTGGGATTAACTTTAAACTCACCAAAGATAGAACCACTAACACTGATATCTCTAGCATATCCAGAGTCAATGCTTATTTGATAATATTGTTTGTCACCAAAGTTGATTGGTTTGACATCAGACACAGAACCTCTAGAGTTCGTAGAGTCCTGGAAGAGGGTGAGGTTCTTAAGTTCTAGTGGATCTCCTGCAACTTGTTCTACAACAAAGTCTTTCTCTACTTTGTAGTCTGCATTAGAAGGTCTAAACAGAAACTCACTTGGTTTGATAACTTCTACTTCTTCACCATAAAGAGCTCTGAATAGAATTTTGAATGATTGATCTGTTCCTTTTGATTTATAGAAACTATCTACATTATATAAAAAGTTTCTCTGATCTAGATCGGAGAAGAATTGTCTGTCATCAAAACCAGGTGCAATTTGATTTTTTAACTTTCCAAAGAACTCTTGAAGGAAAATGACATTCAGGTTTTGGATGGTTGTATTGTCTTCATGTTCTGCAGCTTCTGTTCGGTTAAACGTCAGTTGATCTGGTTGGTTGCCAGAAACATATGTTGTAATACCACTGAACCCTCTGGTACAGTTGATAAAGGAGTTATTGCTAATCGATTCGTAGTGAATAATTTCTTGGTCAATCTTGATAAGACCATTAGTCTCAGGAAAACCTTCAGTAAAGTTTGTGAGGGATGATGTAGGGATTGTTGTGGCAGTATAATCCAGTGCACCATTCAGCTGAGTAGAAGTCTTAAGATTGAATAGTTCATCAACCTTGATATACTTGTCAATATTTTGAATCAAATCAATAGTACCACCTTGATACTCTTGTGACTTATAATATTGCTTTATGAATTCTGGAAGAAGAGGAAAGTCTTCCAAAACATACCTAGGAAATTGACTCTCAACAATATCCTGGAACTGAACTCTATCTACTGCCATTTTCTGATATTAGTAGGAATATGATGAAGTTGAACTAGATGATGAACTAGTTGGTGATGTATAATTTGGTGTCACAGCAACTCTAGAACCAATAACCTGTGCTACAGAATCAGTAGAGTCAGTAGATGTAGAAGAAGAAACTATTGGGGTTCTCCTTACCAAGTTATTTGCGTAACTTGAGGATACGAGATAGTTTGTTCCAGAAACATCACTTCCTGTCGAAATTCTATCTGTTACCATATTTACCTTCATATTAAAGGGGTCTAATTGGAGATACAGATCTTGTAATCCAATCACATCATTTGAGAAAGGTGTTGCCGAAATCTCAACCAAATTAGTTCCGCGGAACACATCGGTAGAAATAATATTGATTGGATTGAGTTTAATCTCACCCTTTAAGTAATCAATAGTTCCAATCGATCTTCTCAGAATCACTGGTTCAGTTGGAGAGTTGAGTTTGAATAAGAAAACAGTTCCTGTCTTCAAATCACCAGCTGGTGTATCACCAAGATAAACAGTATCTGAGATACCACTAATCTTAAATCCTGAAGAACGAATATTGTATCCAATTTGTCCTTGATGAATACCGTGTCCGTGATTTACAATCTGAAAACGATTACCAAAACAAATTTCATATTCAGTGAAAGTATTCATTGTGGCCTGTAAGTCTCTCCTAATATCTACAGTTGTGATATTGGAAGTAATAGACTCATGACTTTCATCAATGATTTTTTGAAATTTACTATATTTAAACCTTGCCCCAAACTTATTTAACTCAGTAGAATTGGAGTATAAATTGGAGTTTTGTGTTACTAAACTTGAAACAAAACTAGCATCGGATGCTCTATTTGAGTTGTAATAAACATTCGAGTTTGTTTCAACATACAGATACTTGAGATCAATAATCTCAGTGACAATGCCTGCTACAGAGTACTTACTAATTTGTCTCTTAATATTTTCTTTAATTGTACTTGAAAGGAATACACCATTAGTTGGTTTGATACTCACAAATACCTTACCGTACTGTGGAGGTGTGAGTTCTTCTCCACCAAAAGCAGAAACAGATTCAGTCTCAGGGTAGATGGTAGGAACGATTGCTTCGAAGTCACCGGCGGTAACTGCACGATTCTGTGATGAATAGATTTGTGTAGAGTACTTCTTAATTGATTCTACACTTTCAATAGTACTACCACCATAAGATGGTTCATTGACAGTAACTAATGATACACCACTTGTGATTGCGTTATTGTTATTATCTCTAAGTGTTCCTGCGTATCTCATCGAGGTTACGCCATTAGCACTATCACCATCACATGTAATGTAATTGATTTCGATATAATTTGGTTCTTGCAATGCCACACCAAATGTTCCATCACCAAACATCACCTCATATCTTTCAGAGCCAATCTCTTGAAGAAAGTATACAGGTGAAGATGGTCCTACTTCAAACAAACTATCAAACTGTTTAAAAGTTCTAGTGACAGTTGAAGACTGTGATTCTCTTACATTTACAAGAATTAGAGAAGTATCAACACCAGAATTAGGTAGAATAAACTTCTGTGTTTTATTGCGTGATGATACTGTATAAGTTTGTTTTAAGTATGTGCCTTGAAATATATCAATATTGGTAAAGTTTGCAATTCCATCAGAATCGACTGGAACTGTAATATCATTTGGAATTGAGAATGTATATGATTTCTTACCAGGTTCACCAACAATTGCTACAATACCAGATTTTAAAGTAACAGTTGTTGATGTGCCACCAGACACATCAACTAAGAAAGAAATATTAGCTACGGATGCTTTTCGTGACCTAGGAAGATATCCAACGTTTCGAGATAGTGATACAACATTTTCTCTTAATGTTGCACTATCAATGAATACTTCATTCGTCACCATGTTGGCGTTGTATGAAGTAATATAAGTGTTATATGCTAGAGTATCGATTATCGTAGATAAGTTCGATCCTTCAAAGTCATAATCCGTGAAGTTTGAATTAGCACGAAGATAATCTTGAATGGATGCCTTGATCTGATCGAAATCTAGATTACTAAAATTTACTAGAGGCATTTATCTGGTAAGCTCTAAGGCGAATGCGAGTTGTTGTGGTTCAACGTCAATACCTATGATCTCATAGTTAATGACTACACCATACTCATTATCATCATATGAAGGATCAACTTGAACTTTTTTTAGATTTACTCTAGGTTCGAAGTTTTTGATAGTCTCTTCAATTTCTGTTTTAATTGCTAGTGTAGTAATTTGATCCATAGGATCGAATA